TGCCGATCGTTCGTAGTCTCGGCTCATTCCAACGAGTCGGTGACAAGCCGGCCGCGCGGAGCGTGAACAGTTACGCGACGGCGACGCACACGCCGTGGTCGGCCGCGAGTTACGCGGCGTTCTATCGCACACAACCGAACATTCGGATCTGCGTGGATTTTCTCGCGCGGAACCTGGCGCAGCTCGGGTGCCACGTGTTTCGGCGCGTGTCGGACACGGACCGATTGCGTGCGCACGACCATCAGTTGCAGCAGACGATCAATCACCCGTTTCCAGGAGTGACCCGCTACAAGTTGTTCGAGAGTTTGATGCAGGACCTCGGGATCTACTTTTGCGCCTTCTGGCTGAAGGTGAAGGACCAGCGGACGGGTCGCCTCGGGTTACTGCGACTCCCGCCGGAGACCGTGGAAGTGTCGGGCTGGCTGCGGCCTGATGCGTTCTTCTGGTATGTGCCGGACAACAAACCGCCGCGCGAGCTGGACCCGTCGTCGGTGGTCTACTTTCACGGATTTAATCCTGACGATCCGATCGGTGGCCTCTCACCCATCGAAACGCTGCGGCAGACGCTGGCGGAAGAATCGGCGGCGTCCGCGTATCGGGCGGCGTACTGGACGAACGCGGCACGCTTCGAGGGCATCATCGAGCGGCCGGCGACGGCGAAGCCCTGGACGCCCGAGCAGAAGCAAGCGTTCCGCGAGCAGTGGCAGATGCGGTACTCGGGCGTCGCGAACGCGGGCATGACGCCGGTGCTCGACGAGGGCATGACGTTTCGGCCGGTCTCGCACTCGGCTCGAGAGTCCGAGTACATCGGCGCGCGCAAGTTGTCGCGCGAGGAATGTGCGGCGGCGTATCACATTCCACAGCCGATGGTGGGCATCCTGGATCACGCGACGTTCTCGAACGTGAAGGAACAGCACAAGCAGCTGTACCAGGATTCGCTGGGACCGTGGTGTGCGTGGATCTCGGAAGAGATCGAGCTGCAGGTGCTCAGTGAGTTCGCGGACCAGGACGGCATCTACACCGAGTTCAACATTGCGGAGAAGATGAAAGGTTCGTTCGAGGACCAGGCGGTGTCGCTCGCGAGACTCGTGGGCCGGCCGATCATGACCGCGAACGAAGGACGCGCGCGGTTGAACCTGCCAGCCATCCACGACGATCCGTCTGCGAACGCCCTGGCTGCCCCGCTCAACATGACGATGGGTGCGGAGACGACACCGAGTGAAGCGGCGCCGGAGGAATCGACGAGCGAGGCCTTGGTGTCGTCGGAGGACGCGGCATAGGAGACGGTATGAGGCTGATGCTCGATGAGACTGACGGCACGAACGGGCACCGGGACTTCGGGTCCGGGACCCTGGCCATGCTGCACGGCAAGGAAGCGGTTGTGCCAGAGCCGATCGATCACTCGCGAGCGCACGCGATCGATCACGTGCTCGCGTTAGCGGCGTCGGACGTGTGGGCGATCAATCCGAAGTTTCTGCCCACGATTGTGGCGATTCTGACGCGCCGCGCCGGCGGTGTCTCGGCCGGGAGCGAGCTCGCGTTCGCGCCGCAGCCGAAGCCGTCGGTGATGACCGGCCGAGGCGTGGCGGTGATTCCGTTGCACGGCACGATCGCCCCGCGCGCGAACCTGGTCAGCGACGTGAGCGGGATGACCACGTTTGAAGGATTGCAGCGCGACGTGCGAGCGGCGGTCGCGGACCCGGAAGTGGGCACGATCATTCTCGACGTGGACTCGGAGGGCGGGATGGTGATGAACGCACCCGAGACCGCCGCGGTGTTGCGGGCCGCTCGAGTACGCAAACCGATCTGGGCACTGTCGAACTTTCGGATGCACTCGGCGGCGTATTGGGTCGCGTCGAATGCGACGGAGATCATCGCGTCGCCCTCGGCATCGGTCGGGTCGCTCGGCGTGTACACGATTCACGACGACCTGTCGAAAGCGTTCGAGCAGGCCGGCATCAAGCGAACCTATTTGTCGGTGGGTCCGCACAAGGTGGACGGGAACGAAGCCGAGCCGCTGTCGGTCGAAGCGAAGGCACAGATCGATCACTTGTTGGGTCAGCGCTACAACCGGTTCATGCGGGACGTGGCTGAGGGTCGCGGCGTCCCGGAGAGCCAGGTGCGCGAGCGGTTTACGGGCGAGGTCAAGTACGCGGAAGACGCGCTCGCGCTCGGCATGATCGATCGCATTGCGACCTTGGAAGAAACGATCGCACGTGCGCAGCAGACGAGCGCTGCGCCGGCGCGCGTGGTCGGAGAGACGGTGGGTCCAGAGGTAGAGGCGCGGGGCGTTCTCCGCGACACGGAACGGTTCTTGTTCGCGTGGGGATTTCGCCCGCGCAGGAGTACGCATCATGGCCACGATCGCCACGCTTGAGCAGGAGTTTGAATCGAAGCGCCAGGAGGGGCTGGCACTGTACGACAGGTATGCGAAAGCAGCGGACGCGGAGGGCAATCGGCTGTTGACGGACGCGGAGCGCGCGGACATCGAGCGCATCAATGCGTCATGCCGCGACCTGGAAGCGCAGCTCGATCGGGCGACGGGTGATCGCGATTTGATTCATCAGTTGGAGCGCGTGACGGGGAACACCGCGCGCGTGCCGTCCTTCAGCGGGATGCGTCGGAGCCTGAGCATCGGCGCGCAGTTCGTGCAGTCCGAGGCGTACAACTTCGTGCGCAAGCACCTGCACCGGCAGCAGGCGCAGTGGTCGACGCCAAGTTTTGAGTTCCTGGCCGAGACGATCACGAGTGACCCGGCCTCCGGCGGCAAGCTCCTGATTCCGCAATATCAGCCGGGAATCCTGCCGCTCGCGGTGCAGCCGCCGACGGTCGCGGATTTGTTCGCGCAGGGCACGACCTCATCGACGTCGATTGTGTACATGCGCGAGTCGGTGTTCACGAATGCGGCGGCGGCGGTGCTCGAGGGCGCGGCGAAACCCGAGTCCACGCTGCGCTTTGATTCCGCGACGGACCCGGTGCGCAAGCTGGCGCATTGGATTCCCATCAGCGAGGAGATGTTGGAGGACGAGCCGCAGATTCGCAGTTACGTCGACGCGCGGTTGACGTTCGGTCTGAAGCTCGAAGAGGACGACCAGGTGCTGAACGGTGACGGCATCGCACCGAACATTCTCGGCCTGAAGAATCGCGTGGGCCTGACGGCGACGCTCGCGCGCGTGGACCCGGCGACGAATGCGGACGTGCTGTTTCAGCAGAGCATGACGGTGTATGCGGCCTCGCTCTTGATGCCCGATGCGTACATCCTGCACCCGGCGAATTGGAACGGCATCGTGTTGTCGAAGACCTCGACGGGCGAGTACCTGGCCGGTGGGCCGTTCGCGGGATCGGTCACGGCGGCGAACCTGTGGGGATTGCCCGTCGTGGTCACGCCGAATCAGCCGCAGGGGTTCGGGTGGGTCGGCGCGTTCAAAACGGGCGGCCAGATTTTCCGACACGGTGGAATCCGCATCGACGCGACGAACAGTCACGCTGATTTCTTCGTGAAGAACCTGGTTGCGATTCGCGCAGAGGAACGGCTGGCCCTCGCAGTCTATCGGCCGGCCGCGTTCGGCCAGGTCAGCGGACTGACGCCAGCCGCCGTGTGATGCGGTTCGCGATCACGTTTCAGCCGACGACGGCGCGTTGCATTATTTGCGACGCGCCGCTCTGCACCTGCAAGGGCGACGCGGGCAACGTCGAAGTGCCGATTCGTCGCCCTGGTTGGGTGGACCTCATCGCGCGGCAGCGCGCGCAGGATGCGGCGGCGAACACTGGCGTGCTGCCTGTCCCGTCGTTCACGACGGCGACGTATCGGCGCGCGCCTGTGACTCGCGCGGCGACCGTGCCGACACCACCATCGGTCGATCACCCGATGCCGCCGACACCGACACCGCCGGAGCCTCGGCCGACACCGGCGACACCGACACCGCCAGCGCCCAGGCCGACGCCGGCGACACCGACACCGCCAGCTCCGAAACCGAAGCGATGAGTGAGTTCCTGATTGCGCCGTGGACGTCGCCGGCGAGCGTGCAGTCGATGCTCGTGACGCCGCCGGTCGAGGAACCATTGACGCTGGAGGAAGCGAAGCTGCGCGCGGGTGTGGACTGGGCGAGCGGGGACCCGCGTGAAGCATTGATGCTCGACTGGATTCGCACGGCGCGTGCGCAGGTCGAGCAGGACACGGCCTTGGCCCTGCTGACGCAGACGCGGGACATCGTGTACGACGCGTATGTGCCGGAGCCGTTTCCACTGCCGATGCAAGCGACACCGTTGCAGAGCCTGGACGTCGCGGTCGTCTCGAGGACGCGCGGCCGCCGGCCGATTCGTGCGTGGGTGTCACGACGTGGCGGCTGGCCGGTGCTGCACACCGCGCCGCGTGAGGGCGAGGTCGAATACCTGGTCGCGACGATTGTGTCCGGCTGGACGACGGCCGCGGTGCTGAGAGTGGAGGCACCGTTGCTCGTGCAGGCGGTCGGACTGTTGACCGCGCACTACGCGACGCTCGGGCGCGACCTGGCGACGGTGGAAGCCTCGGGCGGCAAGGCCGCGCTGGTGCCGATGGGCTACGAGGAGCTGATTGCTCCGCATCGGTTGATGTGGCTGACATGACGATTGGGTCGCGACCGACCCCGGCTGACCGTCCGCACCGCGTCACGATCGAGAACGTCGGCGATCCGGTGCCGGATGGTGAGGGCGGGTACACCGAGAGCTGGACGCCGGCGACACCGCCGACGCTGTATGTCTCGATTCAGCCGGCCTCGACGCGGAACCTGGAACAAGTGACGAGCAGCGCGACGATTCTCGCGACGGCGACGCATGTGATCAAGGGGCCGTATCACCCGCAGGTGGAGGAAGAAAGCCGGTTGACGTTTCTCGATCATGGTCGGCTGCGGATATTTCATGTCGAGAGTGTGCAGCGCGTGGACGAGCTCTCGGCGTCGATGGTCGTGGTCGCGACGGAGCGCCTCTAGTGCCGAACAATAAATTGACGATCGAGTTCGACATCGACTGGAAGACGTTGTCGCGGGACATGCAAGCGAAGGCCCGGTCGATTCTCCGAGCGGGCGCGGAGCGCGCGAAGGATCGCGTGGTGTCCGCGTATCCGATGGGCCCGACGGGAAACCTGAAAGCCGGCGTGATGGTCCGGGCGGTGAGCGAGGGCGATGCGGTCGTGGCGTATGAGTGCCGGAGCACTGCGCCCCATGCGCACCTGTACGAGTTCGGGACGCAGCGACCCGAGTGGATCAAATCGACAGGGCAGCGACCGAGGCCGACGTTTCTGCCGATCACCGGGAACGAGCGCATGAAAGCGACGGCCGAGATCATCGCGCTGGTGCGGGGAGTCGGGTTCGAGGTCACCGGAGATCACAGCTGATGGCGGTGACCGATGTGTCGGCGGTCGACAACGCGGTGTTGAATCGCCTGGTGAGTGACGCCCAGCTCCTGGCGCTGACGCCCGACGGCGTGCATTGGGACGTCGCGCCGCAAGGCTCGACGAAGTTCGTGATTGTCACGCGCGCCGAAGCGGAGCGCGAGCTGGCGCTCGGTGACGCCGATGGGTTCGAGCGGCTGACCTACACGATCAAGGCCGTGATCAATTCGACGAGCGTGAGTCCGGCGAACGACGCGGCGTATCGGATTCACGAGCTGTTTCATCGCGCGACGCTCGACATCGTGGGCTACACGTTCATGTTGTCGGAGCGGGTGTTTCCGATTCGCTATGCGGAGGTCGATCCAGAGAACGCGGCCGGCCGTTGGCATCATCACGGTGGCCAGTATCAAGTAATGGTCTGTCCTGCAGAGTAGGGGGCACGATGGCAGTCTTGAGACGACACGGTTACAAGGGCGAAGTGGCGATGGACGAGACGGGCGCGATACCAGGCACGCCTGTGGTGATCGCGTCGCTGAATGGATGGACCTTGGACATGGCGCGTGACCGCGTGGACGTGACGGCGTTCGGTGACACGAACAAGGTGTACGTCCAGGGGCTGAGCGACATCAAAGGGACGGTCAAGGGTTGGTGGGAAGCAATCGCGAGCCGTCCGCTCATTGATGTGGCGATGGGTGATGCGGCCGTGACGTTGAAGCTGACGCCCTCGACCTTGGATGCGACGACGTTCTTTCAGGGTTTGGCATATCTCGATGCGTCGGTGGAAGTCGCGGCCGATGGCGCGGTCTCGATTAGCGGCTCGTTCGGCGCGGCGGGTCCGTGGTCGTTGGAGCCGGCTGGCGTGATGCTGGGCGCGCCGCGCGTGGCGTGACGGATGCCGCTCAGCGGCATCGTGGCGCGGGTGATGTGGCACTACTACCCGGCGGCCGCGGTGAACAATTACATCATCGCGCGCGACCCGCAGCACGGCGGGTTGACGGTGTCCGGGACCGTCGTGCTGCAGGATGCGTACAAGTTGGCGCAACGTCCGCTGGTGTTTGAAGCGCCTTGGCGGGTGAAAGCGACCGACACGCACCCGGAACAGCAGGGCGTGTGGCGCTGGCCGATCGAAGCGTTCACGATTTCGGAAGCAGGACACCTGACGGCCCGACTCGGGCCAGAGGAAACACCCGCATATGGCGCGCTTTCTCAAGCCTGAACTGGTGCGGCTCGAATTGACCGACGGCGACTGGATCATGGTGAAGAAGCGGTTGACCGCTGGTGAGCGGTCACGGATGCAGATGCGCATGATCAAATCGATGAAGGCCGGTCAGGTTCCCGACATTGATTTCGCGCAGGTCGGTGGCCTGTCGCAGATGATCGAATATCTCATCGACTGGAACATTACGGACGCCGATGAGAAGCCGCTCGTGATTCGGGACCAGCCGGCGGACGTGGTCGCGTCGATCCTGCACAACATGGACCCGGACGCCTTCGACGAGATCAAGCTGGCCATCGAGACGCACGTGGCGGCGGTCGAGCAGGAAAAAAAACTGCCGACACCACCGATCGCATCCTGAGCGACCTTCGCATCTGTCGCGTCATGCACTGGACCTACGATGACGTGCAGAACCTGCCGGCCGACGTGTACGACATCCTGGTTGCGGACCTGATTCGAGAGAGCGACGAAAGCGAGCACTGATGGCTCTCACGGCCAAATTCATAGCCGATTTCCAGAGCCTGTATGCCGCGGTCGACAAAGCGAACGCGCAGCTGACGGATCTGCAGAAGGAAGCCGCCGACGCGGGATTGTCGCTCAACAGGATGGTGACCTCGCTGTCAGGCGAGCGCGCCATCAAGGACGCGACGGCCCTCGCGGCCGCCGTCGAACGACTGGGCGGCACGAGCGCGCTGACCGCGGCGGAACTGGAAAAGGTCGGACGCAAAGCGGCTGAAGCGGTCGAGAAAGCGACGAAGCTCGGCGTCGAGGTCCCGCCGGAGCTGCAGAAGCTCGCCGATGCGGCCGCGAATGCGGCGGCCGCTCAACGTCAACAGGCCGAGGCCGCCAAGCAAAGCGAGGCCGAGGCCAAGAAGCTCGCCGAGAGTACGAAGGATTCGCAGGCGGCATTCACGGCGGGAGCCGCCGCGGTCCAGAAGTGGGCGCTCGGTCTGGTGAGCGCGGCGGCGGTGATCTCCGTCGTCAAGGCCGGTGTTGATGCGATTGTCGGCTTTCTCTCCGATAGCGTGAAATCCGCGGCCGATGCGGAAGCGGCCCAGGCCGATCTCACGGCGGCGATGGCCGCGCAGGGCGTCGCGGTGCCGGAGGTCATTGCCGCCTACCAGGGCTACATTTCGGCCCTCGAAGGCATCACGACCTATTCCGACGATGCGCTCACGGCGTCGGCCGCGCTGCTGCAGACGATGGGCGTCATGCCGCAGGACATGAATGCGGCGCTCACGGCGGCGACGAATCTCGCGCAGCGGTTCGGTGGCGACCTCACGAAAGGGACTGAACTCGTCGGCAAAGCCGCCATCGGGCAGACGGCGGCGCTCAAGAAGGCCGGCATTCAGCTCGACGACTCGCGCGTCAAGGCCGAGGGCTTCAGTTACATCGTTGACCAAATCAACACGCAGATGGAGGGGCGCGCCGCCGCCGCCGCGAACACGTATGCGGGGCGGTTGCAGCAGCTGGCGAACCAGTGGGACAACGTGAAGGAGGCGGTCGGGCGCACGGTCATTCAGAATCAGACCGTCGTGAGCGCCATCGAAAACGTGGGCAAAGCGTTGACGGGGGTGAGCGGCGACTTCAAGGTCAGCCAGGACGTGATGAACCTCGTGTCCGAGGTCGTGATCGGCCTCGTGCGGGCCTTCGGCATCCTGCTCGACATGTTCGGCGTGGTGCTGTCGGTCCTGCGGGTCCAGATGCGGGGGTGGCAAGCCTTTGCGAATGGCTTGGTGAAGGTCCACGGCATTCTGCTCGAATCCGCGAAGGCGATGGCGCCGTTCAATCTCGGCGCGCGCCAGATGGCCGACCTGCTGCAAGCCTCGCAAACGACGCTCGAGGGATTCGCCCAGGACATCGGCAAATCCGCCGACATGGCCGCGCAGTTCGAGCAGGGCATTGAGGGCATGTCGGCGCGCGTCCTCAAGTTGGCCGATAACCTGACGCCCACGATCGGGAAGACGCGCGAGCTCACGAAGGAGACGAATCAGAACGCGAACGCGGCGAACCTGAGCACCGAGAACGCGAAGCGGCTCCAGGAACAGCAGGAAGCTGCGGCGGCCGAGGCCAAAAAACTCGCGCAAGCCACGGCTGAAATCGAGGCGGCGACGATTCCGCTGACGGCGGCCCAGGAAGAGCAGGCCCGGTCGCTGATGGCGTTGAAGGTGTCGCTCGGCACGATTGCGACGCAGATGGGCGTATCGGAGGCCGCGCTGAAGCGGCTGGCCGATGCGGACACGGCGGCGGCGGCGGCGACGAAAAAACTGGCTGAGGAAAACAAGAAAGCGATGGCGGAGCTGGAAGGGAGCGCGTCGTACGGCGTTGCGCTCTCGGCCCACGAGCAATTGGTGCCAGCCATCGAAAAGACGGTGTGGGCGCTCGAAGGACTCCCGCCGGCGGCCGGGAAGGCGCTCGCGGCGGTCGAGCAGTTTCCGCCGACGTTGAAACAACTAGGCATCGAGTTCAAAAGCTTTGCGCAGTTGACCTCCGAGTATCTGGGCGAGCAGTTCGGGAAGGACGTGCTGGCCGCGATCCAGGGCGGCGGCAGTGCGATTCAGTCGGCGCTGACGGGATTCGGGAACATGTTGTTCGGGAAAGACTCCGGCCTGGCCAAGTCGATGAAGCAGGGCATCGGCGAGATGTTCGGCAGCGGCGGCATGATGGGCCAGATCGGGAAAGCCCTGAGCGGCATGGTGCCGATGATCGGGTCGCTGCTCGGGCCGGCCGTCGAAGGCATCGGCAAGCTGCTCGGTCCGCTGTTCGGCCGCGACGAGGAAAGCGCGCAGGTCAATCCGCTGCGCGACAAGTTCCTGTCCGCGGCTGGTGGGGCGAACACCTTGGCCGCCAGCGTGCAGCGGCTCACCGGCTCGCAAGAGCTGATGGACCAGATGTTCCGCGCGGAGACGGTCGAGGAGTACAACGCGGCGGTCGCCAATCTGAACAGTCTGTTCCAGCAGGAGCAGACGGCGATTGCCGACGTGCACGCGGCGGCAGAGCGATACGGGTTGACGCTGAAAGAACTGGGTCCTGCGCTCGCGAAGGGCGAGCTCGATAAGAAAGCGGCGCAGTTGTACAAGGATTTCGAATTGCTGACGGCCGCCGGCGTGAAGAACACGACGGTGACGAAGAAGATGGCCGAAGCGGTCAACGAGTACGTGGGCGACGCGCGGAAGATGGGCGTGCAGGTCCCGTCGGCGATGAGACCGATGCTGCAGCAGATGGCCGACATGGGCCAGCTGACGGACAAGAGCGGCAAGAAGGTGAAGAACCTAGAGGACGCGGGGATCTCGTTCGCGATGACGATGAGCGAGGGGTTCGAGAAATTGATTTCGTCGGTGGATGACCTGGCGAACGTGCTGGCGCGCTCGCTCGGCGTGGAGTTGGACCGAACCAAGAACAAGGTCGAGGACATTCCCGACGAGGTCAAGATCAAAATCAGGTATGAGGACAAAGGCCCACCGAAGCACAGTGGCGGCTCGATTCCCGGCTATCAGGGCGGCACGAAGGGATTCGAGGATTTCGGACGCGGGACCTTGGTGATGTTGCACGGCAAGGAAGCGGTGATTCCGCAGTCTGCCGTGAAACCTGGCGGCGGTGGGGGCGGCGGCGGCGGGATGGGCGGCGCGCAGGTGACGATCAACGTCTACGCGCAGGGCAGTTTCTTCGACACGCCCGGAGATTTGCAGCGGCTCGCCGAGAAAATCAATGCGGCGTTGACGGCTAGGCATGGGTTGACGAATCGGCTGCGTGCCGCGTGACCGATGGCGATCAGTGGCTCCGAGCAAGCGTATCTGTACGCACGGTCGGCAATCGCGCGCTCTGGGGCGACGCGGTCGAACTACGTCGCGCCGCTCGTCACCGTGGAATGGATCACGCGGGATGCCGCGGGCAACGTCGTGACGACGACCGATCTCTCCGAAGTGATCCTGCTCAATTCGCTGAACGTGTCCCAGGCGCTGAACGACGAACCGGACACGTGCAGTTTCGAGCTGCGTCCGCAGGAGCCGCCGGCGCTCGTGCCGAAGGTGGGCGAAGAGATCCGCGTCGCGTGGACGAGCGGCCCGGGGGCGACGCTCTTTTACGGGTACATCGTCGTCGTGCAGGCGGACTGGCGGCTCGGGAATACGAACCCGGCGTGGATCAGTGTGACGTGCCAGGACGCGATGTGGCGCTTCGATGCGCGGCTCGTGACCTACAAGTTTCCCGCGCAGAGCGTGAGCGATTCGATCGAGTTCCTGGTGAGTGCGTTCTGTAATCGCAACCTGGACCCGGCGGTGCCGCACCCGCTCGATTTCTCGACCTCGGCGGTCGTGCCGAACATGCCGAGCCTTCCGGCCTTCGAGGTCGTGAACCAGCGGCCGTCGACCGTGATGCGCACGTTGACGGCGGCGGTCGGCGGTGGGTTCTACATCGACGGGAAGACCGTGCACGCATGGCCCGAGAGTATTTCGGAACCGAACCAGGTGAACCCCACCGCCTTGACGGTGGGGCTGAAGACGCTGAAATCGTTTCGGCTGACGACGGACGCCACGCAGGTGCGGCGTCGCGTGATCGTGGAGGGGCGGCGGACCTCGACGTTGATTGGCTGGCCGACGACGACGGGCCTCTGGGGCACCGGACTGCCGCTCGAAGATGCCACGCTGTTTCCCGATCTGGGCGATGAGAAGCATCGGGTACGCATCGGTGCTCAGTGGGGTTTTGTCTACCTGCCGGAAACGCCGGCGGCGCTCGGCAGTCCTCCGCAGGCCAAGGTAGTGATCGCCTTCAATCCTGGCGAGGATCGGTTATGGATGTCGCCGGTCCTCACGATGCCGCCAGTCAACGGATGGGTCCGCGTGGGCAATCAATACGCCAGTTATGCAGGGTATACGGGCACGCCGTTAACGGCAAATTGGGGGATTCACTTAGAGCCGATGAATCCGTACGGGTTTTTTACCGTGCCGCTGGCCGTGGGGGAAACCGTCGAATGGGTTGATTCCGTCGGCCTCGTCGCCTCGCGGAATCTGGACGAGGAATGGGAAACCATTTACTCCCCGTCCTTCGCCCTCTTAGGCCAGCCGGTCGACACGCCCGTCGTGACGCTCGCGACGGCGGCGGTCAGTCAGGACACGTGGCCGGCGCTCGAGGCGTTCGTGCAGGATGGGCGCTACTCGTATGAGGGTGCGCAGGCTCGCGCGCAGGCCGACCTCGACGCCTTCAAAGATCCGCTCGTGAGTGCCGAGTGGGTGACGGAAGATTTTTCCGCGCAGCCGGGGCGCACGCAGGTGATCAATCTCTCAAGCGAGGCGGTGACGCCGCCGATTCAGACGACGGTGACGATTCTGAACGTGACGCTCACGTTTCCGCTTCGGACACTGCCGCCGCGACGCGCGTGCTCGGGCGGCATCGTGAAGCCGAGTACGTTCCTCGATTTGGTCGTGACGACGAGCGACTAACAGGAGGGCCTGTGCCAATCCAACGCACGCCGATGATTGATGATTCGGGGTCGGGCCAAGATGGCACGATCCTGAACAATTTTTGGAAGCAAGAATTGTATGACCAGATCGACGCACTCGCGGGCGGCGATCAGGTCGTCGACGCGCTGACGTGCGACACCTTGACGGTCAATCAAACGTCGCAACTGATCGGGGCGGTGACTGCGAATAGTTCGCTCGTCTGCGGGGGCGGCGGCGCGAATCAACTGCAAGTGAACGGTGGGATTTATTCCAATGAATCTCTCACCGCGCCGGTCCTCTACGAAGCAAGCCGCAGTACGCCAATGGGCTATGGGATCGACATCCCGTATTCAGCATCCAATTTTTTAGCAAATGTCGGCACCTGGACTGTCGAAGCGAGCGATCAAAGTGTGTTTCGGTATTTTCGTATCGGAAAATTAGTGTTTGTGTCCTTCACGCTGAATAACACCAGCGTCAGCGGCTCACCATCGCAACTGCAAATTTATGTCGCAGGCGCGACGCCGGGAGGCGGCTCGGTCGCTCGGGGCGTGATCGTCTACCAAGACGCCGGAGGACCGCAGAGTCTAGGGTGGATTCTCGCGAACTCGACGAATCCGTACTTGTTTCTGCAAAAGCAAAGCGGCACGTGGGCGACCGCCACGAACAACACAACCATCAACGGCAGCATCCTGTACGAAGGCCCCTAAAAGAAAGGGATACCTATGAGCGTCGGCTTAGCAGTTACGAAAGATGAACTGAACGCCCGCGCCGGCGATCTGGCGCGCACGTTCCAGCGTGCGTTTGGCGACGTGGTGACGCTCCAGCAGTACCTGACCGCCACCCCGGACGCGGATTTGATCGCGCTCGGGTTCACCGCCGACGAGGTCGCGAGTCTCAAAACGGCGTACACCGACCTCACGCAACTCGGCACGATCTGGACGGGCAACGCGGCGTTGCCGGCGGCGAAAGATTTTCGCGTGTTCGTGTCGCGGCTGTGGGGCGTCGGCGCGTTCTAGTGCTCATCGGCCTGGTCGTGGGGTTCCCGCTGCTGCTGGTGGGCCTGCGGTGGATCGTGCAATTCGTCGAATGAAGGGAGAGCGCCATGATCGAGTTCGTGATCGGCTTGGTCGTGCTCGGTGTCGTGCTCTACCTGGTCGAGTCGCTGCTGCCGATGGCGACGCCAGTGCGCGTCGTGCTGCGGGTCGTCGTCGTGCTGCTGATGGTGCTGCTGCTCTTGCGGTTCGTGCAGTTCGTCTAGGCAGAGCGGACGAGCCGGCGGGCCTGCTCGAGCGCGAGCGAGAACGCTGCGCCTCGACCCCAGCACTCGGCCGCGGTGCGTGGCAGGAGCGCGGCACGCAGACGGTCGACGAGGATCGGCACCTGCGTGATGGACGTCGCGAAGGCCTCGCCCTGCTCGACGAGCAGGACCGCGAGAATCATCAACAATTCCCGCGTCTTTTTCGTGCCGCGTGTTTGCGCGAGCGCCTGCGCGAGCTGCGTCGATCGGTCGTGCAGCACGGCGGCCAGCTCGTCGCCGGAGGGTTTGAGGTTGCCGTCGAGCGCCAGGATGGCGCGCGCGAGACTCGCTTCGGTGGGTGAGTGGACGCGCCCGGTTTCGCGTGCCGCCAGGTCACGCGCGGACTGCGGCACACCGCGGTCGATGATGTGCGCGGTGTCGGCGGGATTGCCTCGGCTGACGCGCATGTAGATGTTGACGTCGGCCTGGATGATGGCCCAGAGCCGCTTTTGGCCGGTGAGGACATTGCCCTCGACGTCGAGCATGATGCCCTGGTCGTGCAGACGCCAGCGGCCGGCGCGCATGATGGCGGCGTACTCTTCGACCTTGCGCCAGTTGACGGGGCGGTTCTTGGTGTTGCGTTTGAGCATGTCCTTGGCGACGTCCGGGGTGATCAGCTCGGTCGTCGTGACGATGAGCGGGACGTGCTCGGCATTGACGCGGAGCGCATCGACCTGGAGTGCGCGACGCAGGGCTTTGCCCTTCATGTGATCTCCCGCTGGACGAGGAAGGCGTCGCGCTCGGCGCGCAGCAGGTGCAGACGGAGTAGCAGGTTGTCGAGTTTCACGCCGAGGCGCAGGACCACCATCGCGCGCATTTGAAACCGTGGCTGGCGGGGCGCGACGAGAATCAGCGGGTGCTCGCCCAGGATGGTGCGCCTGAGTGACACCGCCATGCTGCCGCGTCCACGTTCGAGGTAATCGGCATCGTTCAGGAACGTGGCGGCAAGGTCGCTCATGAACCGCAGAGGCTGGTTGCGGCGCGACTGAACCCACGTCGCTCCAGACGGATGATCACGCCGGTCGATGATCGCCATCAGCGGTGCTGTGGATGGTCTGAAAGGCTCGGGCCAGGACGTCGAGATACCCGCTGGTGCGCCAATAGTCGAGCGCGCGGCAGATGTCGAGAAAGCGTTCGGCCCGGGCAAACATTTGTTCGGTGGTGTCCGCGAGGAGCAGCGTCTTCAGCTCGCGGATCGCATTGGTCACCTGCCGCATTTCATCGAGTGAGGACATGCGTGCCTGGCGCAAGCGCTTGGTGTGCGACGTGAGCGCCGGCTCGATCACGTCGATGACGTCCGCGAGTTCGTTCGCCAGGTTGCGGACGACCTCGCGCGCCGCCTCGATTTCTTCGTGCGTGGCCTTGATCGCGTCCGCGAGTTCGATGTCGTCAGCCATGTGGTGTGGCCTCGGGACTGTCGGGGAAGTCGGGATGTTGAGTCTTCATGTGACGGGCCAATTGCCTCACGGTGCGATGGCAGCACGGACAGACACCCGCCGCCACGCGGCGCTTCAGTCGGTGGTGCTTCGTGATTTCGGTCTTCAGCCGCTTGTTGAGGGATTTCACCCGCTCTTGTTCCCAGTGCAATTCCTGTTCGCGGACCGCCAGTTGCTTACGCAAACGTTCGTTCTCGGTCTCGCGGTAGACACGTGGGTGTCCATTCGGACAATGAAACGTCCCGCCCTCATTGCGCCGACTCATCCGCCAGCGGCTCGGCACGTAAAACGTGATGCCGCACTCGCCGCAGGTGATGTCGTCAAAGGCTTGGCTGGACTGCAGGGCATATCCCATCACGGCACCTCGTCACCTTCGAGCTTCGCGAAGGCTCGCGCGAGTTTGGCGAAGTCGCCTTGCGTGAGCATGATTTCGTAGCGGACCCGTACGGCATCGGTCGCTTCAATGAGGAGTTCGATGCTGCGAGCCTGCGGCGGGCAGAGACCTTCGGCAATCAGGTGTTTCCCGAGTTCGTTACCGGAATAGATTCGCATCACGCGATTTCCCGCACGGTGATGCCGTAGCTGGCTTCGACCATGCGCTTACGTAGCTTGTAGGCCGTGGTGCGCGTCGGTGGGGATTTGACGTCCTCGACGACGAGCTCGCCGGACAGCAAATCCACGTAACGAAAATCGGGGTGAAACATGCCGATGGTGTGGAACACCGCCGGTGGACCGTCGTGGAATAGCTCGGTGACCATGAGCGCGTAGGGTGGATGCACCATCAGTTCGGCGATCAAGCCGGCGGCGAGCATGGTCTTGAGTTCCTGGTAGCGTGCGGCCTCGCGTTTGCTGTCGAATCGTAACCCGTCGAGCTGCACCGCGCAGGCGCCATACTTGTGCGGACGCCAGCCGGCCGGCGCGTGCCGCAGGTATCGCGCCCAGAGGTAGCGGTCACGCGACGGCATGGGTCAGTCCTTGTCCTTGTGTTTGGTCTCGACGAACGCGAGCGCGACGGACGGCGAGACGCCGTCGCCCTCGACGATGGTCCGGTAGAGCCAGCCTTCCTGGATCTTGAGTCGCTCGGTGCGGTCGGTCGCGTTGACCTGCAGCGATTCCCAGTCGCGAGCGGTCTCGGCGTCGTCGGGTGTCATGTCGGTGGGCATTGTCATAACTCCTGGAGCTGGACGTTCGCGGCGCGTGGACCCTTCGCGCCGACGGTTGGTGTGAACACCACCGGGGTCCCGGTGCGGAAGATGGGGAAATCGTCGGCATCGGTGCGATGGAAGAAGTACGTTTCGCCGTCGCTGCCGACGATGAACCCGAAGCCTTTCTCGGGCAGGAGTGTTTCGATCGTGCCGGTCAGAGTCTTGGTAGTCACATGAGCCTTGTCGGTTTGCGCGGACCCGGGAGAGTCTCGCTTGTCAGCGTGAGCGTGTGGAGCGCGAGCAAGAGCGTGGTCTCGGCATCGACGAGGGCGTCCTCGATGGTCGTGGCGATGCCGATGGGCACGCCATCACCTGGCTCCTCGAGGTCGAGCCACACGACGATCTGGTCTTCGCTCTGGCGCACGTGAATCCGCATCAGGTCCTCTGATCGATGTGGATTTGTTTCGCGCGCGGGCCTTTCTTCCCGCCGGACGGCGAGAAGAACACCGAGACGCCGACGCGGAGCTGGTCGAATGTCGGAGCGTCCGTCCGATGGAAGAGGTAATTGAGTCCGTCGGTGCCAGCGATCACACCTGTTTCGCTGAGTCGTGTGGTCACGGTGCCGGACATGCGGTCGTGCATGGTTACGCGTCTCCGCGGTCGAACGGCCGAACGGGCCAACTGAGTCGTGTCGCACCCTCAGCGAAGGGCCGGCGGCGGCCGATGAGGAGTTGCCACGGGCTTTCCGCGAGCACGACATCTGCCTGCAACCGCACCGGGTAGTAGCCAGCGGCCTGCAAGCGCTGACACTCCAGGGATGTGAACCATTGGAGCACGGCGTCCAGGGATCGGCAGGCTGAGCCGTACATCATGGTGGTCGGCAGCGCGCGAAGCTGGCTGATGGGCATGAGATCCATCACGGTTTCGGTGAGGCGATCGGCTGGTGCATCACCGTCAATCCATGTTTGGCTCCAGCCTGGACGCCAAGGCCCCCGGCCATCGGCTGCCTGCACGCGATAGACGATTATCGGCACTGACGCGCGCGCTCCTCCGCGCGGCGGACACGCCGAGCCACGCGCGCCAGTCCGAGGAGGCCCAGGCTGAGGAGCGTGACCGTCGCCGGTTCCGGGATGACGGGCTTGACGAGATTCTGCCCGCGGGAGGTCAGTTGGTCACCCGCCCCCAAGGTCAACTGGAATCCCAGGGTCATCGAAAAGAGGCTCGGATCGGGGAACAGCAGGGTTCCGTCCACGTTATGGGAGAAGGAGTCCACGCCGAACCCGGCGACATCCACGAAGGCATCCAAGAGGTTGCCGGGGGTATCGGTCGGATCCTCGGCGCCCTGCTGATTGGCCGGGTCATTCCACCAGGTGTAGAGGATCGAGCTGCCTTCGGCAAAGAGCCAGGTCCCGCTGCCGGACGCGTCGAAGGCGGTGCTTGGCCCCACAAAATCGGTCGCACCCACGGCGACCGTGGCCGTGACAGGCGCAACGGTCGTGTTGACGATGGAGAGAGAACCCGAGTCGAGCACATTCTGGGTCGGGCCGGCCACGGCGAGATGGAAGGAGCCAGAGACCAGGAGACCGCCGGCCGTCGCGTCTGCTAGCGAGAGGACCCCGAGTGTGGGGTCGAGGTCGAGCAGGACGGTCCCGAAGCTGCACCCGGTGTTATTGTCCGAGGCGCAGAAGTCGTCCGTCCCGGCACTCCCGGCCAGGAGGAGCGTCGCCTCCGCCTGGGGGACGTAGACGAGACTCACGACGACGATCAGCAGTCCGAGTCCGATTCGCATAGCGTTCCTCCGAGGTCCTTGAGTCCGTTGTCTGAACGTGGGATGCGCGGACGCGGCGGCGCACTCGTCAGGCGTCCAGGTCTTCGGCCACCGAATCCTAAAGGTCCGCGCAAACTCGTGTGCGTGGATCATCGGCCCGCAGCGCAGGCGATGGGCGTCAATCACGGCGTTGTCGACCGCCGGCCAGCCATACCAGGCCGCGCCACAGCGGCAGAAGATGGCGACCTTCGGTTCAGGCGTCATAGCCTTACACCGGGCGCGGCGTCGGCGGCGGCACGACGTCCGAGTGGCGGAACGTGACGGAGATCGCGAGTCGTGGGTCGTCGCTGCTGCTGGTTGCTTCCTGCAGGAGAAACCCGTTCACGAGGATCTGCACCTGAAGCCAGCCTTCGCCCACGGCAAAGGCTTCGAGACTGATGAACATGGAATCTCTGAGCGTCGTGAACGACGCGAAGTAGGGCAGGTCGACCCGCTCGTTGCGTGAGCTGCCATCCTGGGCGTTCACGTGGCGCACAGTGACGCTTCTGAAACTGCCGATGACCCGGAGCTCCACCCGGTCCGGGATCGTCGCTGGTGGCGGCTCTGGGGCGGTCGGCGCCTGGATAATGATTTCATCCTCGCAGCCGACGAGCCCGCCGGTCAGGGTTAGTACGCCGAGTTGGAGTAACGATCGTCGCGTGACAGGAGAGGTCATCGGTCCTCCGTGCCCGTCCTCTTCGCGCGCGCGCGCGTTGTACGAGTACGTACTGAAGGATCTATTGACGGATCGGGTGCAACCCATTGCACCCCTGGGGTGCAACCCATTGCACCCCTGCCTGTGGAAAGTGTGGAAAAGGCGGATCGAGGCCCGGTTTTATTGGGCCGATTTTTCGCGGCCTGTGGAAATCCCTGTGGAGATCGCGAAAAGGCCAGCAACTGAAGCTGCACGCCGTCCGTGACCTGCGGGAGTCCCGCCGCGTGGAACCGATACCGGGGCGCCTGGTGGCGGCCGGCCGGGGTGATGGGCTCGAGAATGTGCCGCCGCCGCAGGTCGGCGATGGCGTACTGCGTGGAGCGTTCACACCGCCCGACCATCAGCGCAATCGTGCCGATGGTCGGGTAGACACGCGTGCCATTGTCGGCGGCGAATGACGCATAGGCCGCCGCGTAGGGTTTGAGCCAGGCCGGAAGGGCCGACTCAAACACGGCCGAGACGAGCCGCCCGCTCATCGCGACTTGTCGTGGGCGACGGCGGCCTGCTCGTCGGCCGCCTGACGGCGGGCTTTGACGGCCGCGAAGCCGTGGCGGCGCTGACGCAGTTTCGGGCGGCGGGTCGCGAGGTCGCGCAGCACGTCGGCGCGGAGCCAGCGATAGGGGTATTTTTCGAACGGGAGTGGCCGGAATTTGTCGAGCGAGAGCGCGCGCCGGATCGTGAGCGGACTGACGCGGTAGAGCGCCGACATTTCCTTGAGGGTGAGAATCACGGGCAACGAGTCGAGGTCGGTGACGGGCGCCGGTTGCGACATGCGGGAATCCCCCTCCATTGGGACGCTGGGATGCCTCCGACGAAGGGCCTGAGGGATGTTAGTTTAAAAGAGCACTAGTGTACGATTATCTTTTGTGCGAATATTGTTGAGTTCTGTGCGCTATGCCACACTCCCTCCCTGTGAAGACCCCGGGGCGGGTATCCATCACACGGATCGGCTGGCGGTGCCTGCGGTGCGGCCACGAGTGGGTCCCGAAGCGCGAAGGCTTCGCGCCCGCGACCTGTCCGAAATGCAAGAGCCCGTACTGGAACCGGCCCCGCCGCCGCGCCACGCCCGCCAAACTCAACCGACAGACCAAACCGTAATCCGTCGGCGAGAAAACTCTTTCTTCGCACCTGCGGTTGATCACGGTCAACGAAAAACCGACAACAAACAGTCAGAATTACTGAAATTCTCTTCGTATAATGATTTGTGAAGTGTGCGCTGGATGAAGGCCCGATGAAGGAGTGATGCGCCCATGCCGCTCATGCTGAGCAAGACGTATGACGCGTTGAAATCCGCACAAGGCATTACAGAGGAACAGGCCCGGGCGGCGGCCGAAGAGATCGCGGCCTACGACAAACGCCTCCACCTTCTCGACACGCGGTTGCGTCTCCATACCGTCATCCTCTCCACCAACAGCGCCATGCTGATCGCGATCCTGATTCGCGTGTTTTTCCCGTGAACGGGGAGGAGCCCGCATGAGTCTCGACGACGACGTGAAGAACATGCTCGATCGCCTCGGCCAGGCCGATAAGCGCCTCGATGAGATCATCCTGCGCGGTTTAACTGAAGTCCGGGAGGGCCGGACTGAACTCGAGGAATCGCTCAGCGACCTGAACGAAACGCTCGACGAACTCAAACGCTTGATCGTCGAGCAAGGTGAGCAGATCCGCGCCCTCCGCGACCGTTTGAACCGATGACGCGCACCCGGCAGACCATCGGCCAGGGGCTCTACCTCGACGCGCACGGTGTGACCGTGCTGGCCCGCATTGGATCTGGCGCCGCGCTGCGGGAAGCGCGCGCCCGATTTCCCCTCGTCGACGACGACGGCATTCCCTACTCGAAGAAGAACTGTAGCGAGCTCGTGAAGTGTCGTCTGCAACTGCTCGAGGATCTGCGCCGCCAACGGGCCACCGACGGCAGCGCGGCCGGGACGCTCGGCGCGGCGATCGATCGCTGGATGGCCGATCATCCGAAGCCATCCCCCCCGATCACGGATGCCGATCGCCCCATCGAGGATCTGCGGTGTCTCCTGGCGGCGTGGCGGCGGGAGCCCATGGCGGCGATCCCGCTCGAGCAGATCCGCCGCGCGCACGTGCGGGAGCAACTGCTGGCCTGGCGGAAGGCGAAGCTCTCGGTCTCCACGGTGAAGCATCGCCGTCGCGCGCTCGCAAAGGTCCTCGAGCGCGAGCTCAACCCCGACGGCGATCTCGATGTGGCCCTGCCGACGGACCAGATCGGGCCGGTCGGCCCTCCACGCCGGCCGGAGCCGCGCGCCATCCCGATCCCGATCGTCATGCGGCTGCTCGCCGCCTTGGCGGATCTCGGGCGATCCATCAAGGGCCAGCCGCGGTCGCGGGTCAGCGCGACGAAGATTCGCCTGCGGGTGATGGCGTGGACGGGGTTGCCGCCGAAGTCCTTAATGCGGCTGGAACGCCGCCACGTGAACTTCCGCGACGAGAAGCTCTATCAGCCGCCGCGACAGAAGGGGACCGGCGCGGCCGGGCAGTGGGTCGACCTGCTCCCGCCGGCCGTGGCGGCGCTCCGCGACTTCGACGCGGCGGGGTTGTGGGGCCGGTTCGCCCAGTCGTCGCCGCGGGAGGCGTGGCAGCGCGCGCTCACGCGGGTCGAGCGCGAACTGCGCGACGGGGGCGAAACCGAGCTCCTCGAGCAGTTCCTCGTGGCCGTGCCGAAGAACTGCCGTCCCTACGATCTCCGGCACAGTCTCTTGACCGAGCTGCTGCGCCAGTCAAAGGACATCTATGCCACGCAAAAGTACGCGCAGCACAGCAACATCAAGACGACCGAGCAGTATCTGAAGTCCGCTGTGCCGGAGCTCGTCGCCGAGGCCGTGGCGAAGATGCGCCTCGCCTGGTGCCCCGAGTCGCCCGTGAAGCCCGCCGCCGTGTTGCACCTCGTCGTGAAGAAGGAATCCGCGTGACCGCTTAACAAGGAGCCTGGCCTCCATGTCACGGTATTCTCGGCGCATTTCCCCCGGTGACCGCCGGCAACTGTTCTTTTTGAGCGGGAGCCAGTGCCAACGGCAAGGCTGCCAGGCACCTATCGACCTCGAGACCTTTCACGTCGCGCATCTCCGCGCGGCGAGCCACGGCGGGCCGCCAATCATGTCGAATCTCGAGGCTTGGTGTGCCCCGTGCAATCTCAGATATGGCAATCGAGATGTCCGGGACACGCGGGTCCAGTTGCGGGCCTGGCAGGAGGAAGCGCTCGCGATCGTGTTGGAAGCGATCACGATGCAGCGCGTCGCGACCGTCATGGCGGCACCAGGTGGCGGAAAGACACTCTTCGCCGGCAACGTCTTCGCGGTCGGACAAGACGCGGCGCTGTGGAGCCGCGTGCTCGTCGTCGTCCCACGCGTGCCGCTCGTGAATCAATGGGCGAAGGCGCTCCTGAACGACTGTCATATCGCCCTCGACGTGCATGAGGGAGCCCGCGGCAGCGGGCGCGAACTCAGCCGGATGGATGGCGTGTGTACCACGTACCAGGGCCTACTCACACCCACGGTTCGTGAACGGCATCGCGATGCCCTCCGCGACACGTCGACACTCGTGATTCTCGATGAAGTCCACCATCTCGGACAGCCAGTCAATGACGACACCGGCGGCGCCGCCTGGGCAAAAACCATCCGCGAACTCGTGGGGGACTTGCGGACAGGACTCAATGTCCACGTCCTGAATCTCTCCGGGACGCTGTTCCGCACCTCACCCGCCGAACGTATTTCGACCGTGCAATACGAGGATGTCGTCGGCGAACATGGGGAGCCACGCATTCAGGCCATTGCGACCTACGCGATTCATTCCGAACGGCTGGTGCGCGAAGGTCTCTTGCGGCCGCCGGACCTCTTTCGGGTGGGCGCGACGGTCGACATCGTCGATCTCAAGACCGCGGAAGTCACCGAGACGGCGATCGCCGATCTCACCGATGACACGGCACGTGTCGCCCTTCGCCGTCTTAATCTGCGCGACGAATGGATCACACAATTAGTGGCCGTCACACTCGATCAGCTCCAACGCCGCTATCGAGACAGTCGCGGCGCCCCGGTCAAGGCGCTGATTGTGACGCATCGTCAGGACATGGCGAGAGCCTTCGCGAAGGAAGTCGATCAGCAGATGGTCGCGCGCCGGTTACAGCCTTTGGCCGAATGCGTGGTCTCCGATGACGGCGAGGACGCGTACCGGCGTCTCGAAGATTTCCGCAAAAAGACCCGCGTGGGCGTGCTTTGCACAGTGGGGATGGCGGGCGAAGGCTATGACTGTCCGGACATTTGCGTCGTGACCTATGCCACCAACGTCCTCACGGCGCAGTACATCCGACAGGTCGTGGCGCGCGGGCAACGAGTGACGACGTGGGAACGTGAGCGGCTCGGGTATCCGCTGACGACGGCGATCATCCTGCCGGATATCCCGGAGCTGATCCAGGAATTTACGAACATCCTGGCGCCGATGGTCCATGACATTGAAGTCCGGCCGCCAGGACCGGAGGGACCTCGTGGACCCCAAGGACCTGAAGGTCCCGGATTTCCTGATAAGGATCTCGTCGGGGTGCGCGATGCCGCGCTGGAAGTCGTGTCGGCGATCACGACGGCCGGCACGTTCGATATCGATCCGGCAGTGCAGGATCTGCTGACGCCCATCCTCCGCGACCTGAATCTCCCGGAATCGCTCTGGCCGCGCTTCGCGGAGTTCCTCGATCGGTACAATCGAGCCCGCCCGTTCGATCAACCGATCGCGGTCGGGGCTGTGCGGCCCGTGGCGGTCGTCGATCGGCCAGCACCCCAGACGCGGCCGTTGACCGCCCGCGAGCATCACACCCTGATTCGACAGCAGGTGATCTTGGCGAGTCGCTGGTGGGCGCAGTTTCCAGCGAAGCACGGCGGGCAACCGGTCGACCATTTTATTGCCGACATCTACCGGCAAGCCAGCATTCGTAAACTCGACGATGCCACACCGGACCAGCTCCAGCGCGCCCGGATGGTCGCTCTGGAGCGCATTCGTCGGTATTGCCAGGACACGGGGACGCCGTTGCCGCGCTGGGCGCAAACGGCAGACGAATCATGAACACCAAAGCGCTCCGTCTGCACGGCGAGCAGGTCGACCGCTTCGCACGCGCCGTCCCCAATATGGGCCGCCTCGGGGAGCTGACGCACGCGACGATGGCGATGTTGCGGTCAGCGAATTGGCGCCACTACCGGGACGCGACCGGCGTCTATCAGTTTCAGCCTGGCGAATTTGATTACTTTTTGGCACTGCAAGCGGTCGATGCCCACGATGTCGCGCGCTTCTATGTGACACCGGACGAACGAAGCGAACTGGCGAGCGCGATGGATCGGTCGCGCACGGGTCAGACCCGCTATCGCCGATCCCTTGACGCCGTCATCGCCGCCCATCCCCATGCGGCGGACAGCTTGACCGCCTCCTGGTCGCGCCACGGGTGGACGGAGGGAAAGCACCCCGTTGGGAGTCGCGCGATTACGCGCGCCAAGATCGGCCTCACGTTTGAGAAACGGGCCCAGGAGCGGCGTCGACGGACCGTGCGGGATCGACGCGCGCATCTCGACCACCTGGTCGAGAGCATTGTGCGGCGGACCAGTAATGCGACCGAAATCCGCTACGTGATTGATGAATTGCGAAAGCGCACCGGCCAGCGTGACGGTCGGCCGCCGGGAAACCATGAACAATGGGCGCGGGATCTCGCGACGTTTCAGGGCAATGAAAAGGCCTTAGCGAAGCATTGGGGAATCACGCTGATCTCGGTGAAGAAACGCAAAAGTATACTTAATCGTCGATTAAGTATACCTCGGGCGAAAGTCTCATGATCCGGCCGACCTGGCACGGGAGGTTCCCGTCCCGCCTTTCCAGTCGACTCAAGTGTCTCACGTCCGACGAGCCGGGCCGCGGCCTGGCGCGTCGCGCCAGATCGCGACGAAGAGTCGGACAGGTTCAATCGGGTCCTGAATTGCGCGCCTAATCTGTGTGTTGTGTGTGCGAACTGTGTATGCGCGTGAGATTCGATCAACAAAATCAGGGGTCGACGTGGCGGGCGCACGGCCCTCTGAGCCGTGCCTGGGCGGCGCCACAGCAGCCGTTCAAGCCTTTACAATCAAGCACTTCCAGCGATTCGCCCTCGCGCCCGCGCACACAGACCCGTTTCACTGAGTATCAAAATTAGGCCGAAATATGGCATGTCCAGATCCGGTGTGTGTGCGCGGTGTGTGTGCGAGATTGATGACCCCATCGCGGCATAGCTTTCTGACGGATGTGCTCGACAAGCGCGGCGTCGATCTGCTGGCGGTGAAGGGGCGCGCGCCGTGACAAAAATCGAGTTCGGGTGTTGAGTCAATTGGTGCAGAACTCATCCGATCCGCCATTTGACTCAAGGTCGCTGGTCTCCTGAGCGTGAGTCGATTGAGTCAATTGAGTCAATTGGGAGGCTCCAGTAGCTGGTCGGTTGGTATCGGTGCGCGCGGTGTGGCCGTGAGTTTCCCAAAACGTGGACAGATGCGGAGGCTGACGTGGAGGCGCTTGAGCGATGGGGTATCGCGCGGGCGTCGCACGATCCGCGCATGGTGCCGGTCTGCGATGAGTGCTATAGCACGTTCATCACGTTCATCACGGCGGTCAAGTTTGTTGGAGATTGTGAGTGAAGGCGACGTCGCCTGTGAGGGAGACCATGCGAGAACCGATGATCGGGGACGTGGTTCGGCTTGTGGAGTTCAAGGTGCAGGGAAAGATCCTGGCGGTCCGTCCAGCGCTGGCGCATGAACGGGTGCGCTTCGTGCTGCTCGAGGAAATGAACCTGGAACATCCGACGATGGCCTGGTATCCGTTGGTGCCCGGCAAGTACCGCATGGGAGCGAAGACGTGACCATGCTGCGCGGGACCGGTGGGATGCACTGCCGCACGCATCGGAAGGTGCGCCGCTGTAAGAGCGCGGGCGGGCGATCATGGAACGCCTCGACGGGCTGGCTGACGTCGGACTCGGGCGAACCGTTGATGGTGGTCGAGATGTGGACGCTCGACCTCCATCGACGTCCATCGACGTCCGCGCCACGAACACGCGTGCGCGGTACCGTGCGTGGTCCCGGAGCTTTCCGGCCCGTCGTCTAAGTCACGCTGATCGCCGCCTCCGGGGGCGCCGTGGCCGCCTTCTGGGGTCCGGCCTTCGTGGATCGGCAGGCGCGCTCCGCCACGTTCGCGTCAGCGGGCGCGTGGCACACATCCTGCCTGAGCGCGCTGCACCGGTGAGAGCAAGATTCGGCTGCGCGTGATCGCGTGGACTGGGATGGCCGGCCCGTCGCTCATGCGTGTGGCGCGAGCGCACGTGAAGTTTGCGGACTGGCAGCTGTAACTGCCGCCCCGACGCAAAGGCGGTACCGCATGGGAGGCGAAAACATGAACGTCAAGCGAAGCGACTCAGCGATCATCGACGGGCAGGCGGCAGTAGCGAGGCGCGAATCGAATCCGCCGGCGTTCCCGCAGTCCGGGAATCACCCGGCGGCGGCGATGCTGCACAGCTGGCCGCAGGGTATGAGCCTGCGCGATTACTTCGCGGCCGCGGCCCTGCCGGCCTTGGTCGCCCACTACCTGCCGCAGGACACGTCGGCGGAGGACATCGCAGACGCGTGCTACGTCCTCGCCGACGCCCTGCTGGACGAACGCCAGAAGGAACACGACGAGTGATGCGGCTCACGTTCGACCTCATTCCAGCGAATGCGGAACGTCCGCCGGTCGTTCTTTGTAGCGAATGTTTTGATTTGCTCCGAGCCGTGCGTATTCTCGCCATCGTGCCTCGGTCCACATGTGCCCAATGCGGTCGACTCTGTCTCGGCTATCAAACGATTGCGGGGATGCCGATGACACAGGAGTCTGAGTAGTGAAAGCGAAGCGGCGCCGCGACCTAGGCGTCCTCAAATATGGCGTCGGGTACGACCTCGTGATCAACCGCGAGACGGGTCGTGTTAGGGATTCGTTGCCACACGTGTCAACGGATTTCCTATTCTCCGAAGGACATCGAGCAGCGGTACTGCGGCGCGTGCCACATGTTTCACGAGGATGGACTGTTGGCGCATGAAGCGTGAGATAGACGGGAGTATGATGCTGACGCCCGGCGTCGTGAGGTTCGATCCTTCCTTGGTCGGGGTCGAACTGCTCAGCCTCGCGGAGCCGGGCGTTTCCCTGACCGGTGCGGCAATGGCGACGACAGCACAGGAGTTCAAGCGTCGGTTGGCGCTCCTGCCGGAATGGGCCGGCGCGCGAGATGCGGCGACGTTCACCCGGATGCTGCGCGAGCTGGACGATGCCGAGCTCCGACATGTGATCGTGGTGGTCGCGCAGTTGTTGAAAGTGCTGAAGACGGACGCCGAGCGTCGCGGCATCTGGGAACGCCGGCGCGGGATGCGGCTCTGACGATGAGTGCGAACGATCGGTTGGAGGTTCTCTGCCCACATTGCCGGCGCTGGACATGGCGCGTGTCGTGGTGCTTTCACTGTCTGCGATTTATAGACAGGGCGGCCGAGCGGCACGGGGGTTGATCCGATCCCGCCGCTATTTTGAAGTGCCGGTGTCGGCGTATCAGGAATCGTGCCGCGCGTCGGCGGACCAGGGTCGGGGGCACGCTGGTCGGCCTCCATGGTAAATTGTGCGTCATGGTCCCGTTTGTCTCCCGTCAGGCCGACGTGTTCGAGACGGGCTGCGACTGGATTGATGTCACGAGCCTCCATCGACCCGATACCGCGTGGCGCGTGATCGACGCGGCGGGCCATCCACACCAGTGGTACACCGCCGAACACCCGGCCGAGACGTATCGTCCTAGCCTCGCGTACGACGTGCCCACGTTGCGCTGGGTCCATGACGGCTGGGGCTACTACGACGACGGCGAGCGCTATGCGATCGGGCACTACGAATGCCCCTCGTGCGGCGAGTGGATTGAGCCACAGTATCGGGCCGATGACTACACGCAATACGTGCCGGGTCTGCGCTGGTACACGATCAATGGAGAATCTGTCTCCCCTGACGAGTTCGCGCAACGTCTCAAAGCCGCGCAGAGTGAGTGACGCCCGCCCGCCCGTCGGAGTGTGTCGAATGCGGCAAGCCCATTTGGATGGACGCCGCGCTTGCGGATCTGGAAGGGCGGAAGGCCGAAATCGAAGCCGCCATCGCGACGATTCGCAAGCTTCAGGCGGCCGGGGATTCAAATCAAAAAACAAGCCGGCGGAGCGTCAGGTATTTCGGGACGCTCGAGATGCTGAAGCAGGAAGCTAAACGGCGGGACATCTGGCAAGACATCCTCGCGGAGGCATCATCACGGAGGCAAGCACATCGCACCGGAAAAGGAGTGAGCCACATGGCGGTGTACATGACGGCAGGGATGTATGTGTGGACGCTGACGCCGGAGAACGGTGCAGCGTACACCGTCGTCGGCTCGACGCTCGATTCCGTGATCGGTGGCGGGTCGAATGTAATCAGCGCGACACGTGGGCCTGCGGTCACTGGTGACGCCGAGGCACCGGTGCCGGCGGTGACCTCGCTGGTGCCGGCGACGGTGACGATTGGTGAGCCGAGTTTCACGGTGCACGTGCATGGGACAGGCTTCGGCCCTGGCTCAGTGATCGTGTGGAATGGATTCGATGAACCGACGACCGTGGTGTCTCCGACGGAAGTGACGACGGGTGTGAACATGCCGTTGTGGACCGCCCCGGCGACGGTGCCCGTGTTGGTGCGCACTGGGGCCGGCGCGAGCAACAGCCTGCCGTTTACGTTTGTGGCGGCGTGATGAAGGCCCCGCGCGTCGCGATCTTCTGCTCGTGCGGAGCTGCGTGGTACGGCTGGTCAGCGGTCGACAATGCGGTGATTGACGATCACCGGCGACGGTGTGGCCCGATGATTTCCGTCGAGCAGTTCATGCGCATGGGCCATCGTACGAAGTGGCCGACGACCTGGACGATCGACGACCGCCGCAAGGCCGTTCAGCCGGGGCGCTGATGCGATACTGCGCGGTGCCTGGCTGCTCGAAGATTGTTCCGCGCGGCCGGTGTGCGCGGCACCAGGTTGACGCTGACCACGCGCGCCCGAATTTTGAAATCCGCCGGCTGTATCGCACGGCACGCTGGCGCGAGCTGCGCGCGCGTGTGCTCGCTGAAGAACCGCGCTGCCCGGGTCGCGGCGATGGGATTCCGTGCGGACATCCGACGGTAGACGTGCACCATCGGGTGAAGCATCACGGCGACCCGCGTGTGTTCTTCGACCGTGGAATCCTCGAGGCCAAGTGCCATCGGTGTCACTCGGCCACGACGGTGCGAGAGACGACCGATGCCCGGCGGTGACCTGGCGAACGCGCGCGCGTGGTGCGTGGAACTCTCGCGGGTGCTGAGCCATCAAGACATCAAGCGCGATGGTCGCCCGTATCTGCGGAGGTACTTTGCCGCGGGATGGGCACCGCACGTGCGGCGTCGGGTGAAGGCGGCGATCTTCCTACATCACTTTGTCAGCAGCGACGGCGCAGACCAGGTGCACTCGCATCCGTGGTTGTGGAGCGCCAGCCTGATACTGGTCGGCGGGTATCGGGAGATCCGGTGCAGCCGCGACGGAACGCAGACGACGCGCGTGTATCAGCCAGGTGACGTGAACCTGCTGACGGCTGATGACCGACACCGCGTGGAACTCTTGGAGAACGATTGCTGGACCTTGTTCATGGCTGGACCGTACGTGAAACCGTGGGAGTTTGCTCCATCATGCTGACGTCGAACGCCGACCTGTTTGGACAGCTCGAACCGATTGCGGCCGAGGCGTTGACGAGTACTGATCCGACCATTCGACACGTGGGTATAGTCCTGGCCTGTGTCCTCGGTGCATTGGCCCCGCCGACAGACACCGAACTACTCGCGCACTTGGCTTGGCACGCCGGGATGATCTGCAAGCAAGGCGGCAAGATTCCGCCTGAGTTCTCGATGGTCGTCGAATTTCCTAACGAGTGAACGTGACGCCATGACAAAGACCGTCATTCCTGTCAAACACCTTGACCGCGTGGTGTTTGATACGCCAACCGCCTTCGATGTCGCGTTACTCCGCGTCCAACCTGGAGACCTGGTCATCATACGAACGCCTGGTGCCATCAGTGACGACCTCGCGTCGGCGCTTAAAGCGGTCTTCGAACGGACGTTCAGCGATCGTCAGATACGGACGGTCATTCTGGCCGATGGTATGTCGGTCGAGGGCCTGATCCGGGAGACGCCGCTCGGCGACCTGCTCGTAGCAGAGGGCGACGATGCCGGGGCCAGTCTGTGAAACATCGCAAGGAGTGGACGGCCGCCGTAGCAAACTTTTACGCGGCATGGCCGGCCGCGAAACCCGGTCAAGATAGCGGTGCGACGATGCCACTGAAATCCGGCGAAGTAGTCTCATCACCTTGACAAGGTGAGAGAGTTACCTTTAGACTGCGGCGCGATGAGCCTCGACTATCGATTCGTGGACCTCACGACGTACTCAGGGCTGACGCCGAACGAGGCGAAGCACCTGGTGCAGCAGAAGATCATCGTGCCGGATGTCAAACGGACCAGAGGCACCGGCCACCACCGCGTGTTCGGGTTCCTCGACCAATTCGAGGCCCGCATCGCGCAACGCCTGTCCCGCCTCCCCGGCGGGATGTCGTTGCCATTCGTCGCCGAGATGCTGGGCGTCGTGGAGATGTACACGACGCTCGGCATCGGGCAGTTGGAGACCACGCAGCCCCCCGATGACGGGGAGTGGGCGCAGTTCCTCGATCCGCACACGCGCAATCCCTCGGCGGCCTTCTGGCTCTGCAAGCGACCGGGCGAAGTCCCGCTCCTCGTTAATCGCGAAGGGTTGGTGAAGTTCATCGCGGCCGGCGAGGTCGTCGTGACGATTCGCCTCGATACCCTCTTACTCGACTTGGAAGCCGCCACGGGCGACTCCTGCACGGCGGCGGACCGGCAAGTCTCGAAAGACCATCAGCAAAAACATTCGGACTGAGATGGAACACGGCAAGCCCCGCGACCAGGCCATCGCGATCGCGCTGCGCAAGGCGGGAGCCTCGAAGCGCCCGGCCAAGGCCAAGACGAAGCGGCGATGACGTTCGCGGTGAATGGTTTGCTGCGGCGGGTGCAGTGCTTCGTCGGCTGGCATGAATTGACAGCGGGTGCATTGCAACGGTGCTTGCACTGCGGGTGGACGACCTCGACTGAGTGGACAGGAACACCGAGCAGTGGACTGGCAGAGCTGGTGTGTCCGCGCTGCGGAGAGACTCGACTCGTCGAGCGCATCGGGCGCGAGTGTTACTGTTCAGTCTGTGGTCAGACCTTCAAGGTGTGAGGAGTTGCGTGACCGTCGGTGAACCGGCGGCCGAGGCGGCGGCGTGCAGCGAGTGTGTGTGTCCGAGGCCGGTGTCACCCGTCGCGCGTGGAGTTTGCGACGCGTGTGAGCTGCGTGAGGGACGTGAGCGGGATACCCGTAGAAAAAGGCTAGTGAATACAGGCCGCCCAATCCATTCGTCCGGGGTTCTCGGCCAACCGCGAAATTAGCAAGGGGGGGGCCGAGGTGGCAGGTCGGCGGCTGTGAGATTCCCCGCCTCGACATCCTAACCGCTTAGGTTTATACTTGGAGGCATGAAACGCAAAAACCCAGCAGCCGTGAGCCTCGGCCGGCGCGGCGGGAAATCGACCAGCCCTGCGAAAGCCGCGGCGGCCCGCGTGAACGGGACGCGCGGCGGGCGTCCGAGCCTGACCCATGTGCTCTGTCAGGATGCGCGCGGCGTCCGCGCCGTGTGCGGCCGGCCGGTGCCGGCTGATGCCATCCGAGCGATCGATGCGGTGACGTGCGCGCGATGCCTCCGCATTCTGACCGCCCGCCGCCACCGTCAGGCCGAACGCTACGCCGAGCAACGAGGTGTCGAATGAAACCGACATGTGACAACGCGATGACATCCATCGAGCACAGGGCATGAGTCTCGACGACGGCTTTAAGAGAATGCTCGAGGGCCTCCGCCACGCCGACGAGGGCCGCGATGAGATTCTGCGCGGGCTTGAAGAGGCGTGGGAGGGACACAAAGACCTCACGGGCCAGATGGCGGAACTGCGCGAAACGATCGAAGAACTCAAACGCCTGATTCTCGAACGGCCACCCCAGTAGTGACCCCCCTGGCGCACATTGAATGGGTGATTATCGGCGGCGAATCCGGCCCAGGGTATCGGCCGATGGGGTAATGCGTGGGTACGCGACCTGCGGGTGCGCGGCGCGTGTGCCGGCCCCGCGTTCTTTTTTAAGCAGTCGGCGGCACTGTTCACCGAGGCCGCGGCATCGAGCTGGACGGAGCCATCGTGCGAGCCTTCCCAAAGGTCTGACCTATGCGCGGACGAAAGCCGCACCCATCCTGGCGGCGGCGACTCGAAGGGAACCCCGGCAAGCGAGCGCAGAACGACGCAGAACCCAAGCTGCCGGCACCCGCGCCGGGGTTCGACACGCCGCCGGTGGAGCTGGCGAACAATCCCATCGCAACGGAGGAATGGCAGCGGGTCGCGCCGATGCTCCGCCAGGGCCGACAGATCACCGAGGCCGATCGCAATGCGCTGATTGCGCTCTGTGTGGAGTGGTCCCGGTACGTCGAGGCTATCGGCAAGGTGCAGCAATCGAGCATGTTGGTGAGGACCCCGAGCGGCTACCCTATGCCGAACCCGTATTTGTCGATCGCGACGAAGGCGCTGAGTGGGTGCCTGAAGTTGTGGCCGGAACTCGGCTTGACGCCTTCGAGCCGGTCACGGGTGAAGGTGCCGGATGACGCGCCGGCCGATCCATTCGGGGAGTTCGACACACCGATTCGACTGCCGACAGCTCACTAGCCCTGGCGGCGGGTTCGGCCTGACACGCTGTGTGACAAGGTCGAAATCCCGCCTGATGACATAACGAGGAGTACTGACGAGGAGGCCGAATGAAGGTCACGCTGGAAAGCACGGAGAAGATCGTCACGCTGGTCGTCAATGGGCAGGATGTACCGGCCCGGATCTGGGAAGGCGAGACGGCGGGCGGGATTCGCTGTTACGCCTTTCTCACGCGCATTGCCGTGCATGAGGATGACAACGCGGCGGAATTTGAACGGGATTTACGGGAGCAGGTAAAACCGTCGCCGGAGATCGCGGCGATTCCGACGCGGCTGGTGATCTGAAATGCGGGCGACGGTTCAGGACTTACACGATCGGGTCGTAGTCCTCTCGCCCGCCGATCAACTGCGACTCGCGGCGGGCTTGTTGGAGGGCGGCGTGTATAACGTGGCTGAAGTGATTGTGCGGAAGGTGGCCGATGAACTGGCGGCGCTCCAGATCCTAGGCCCAAGTGGGAGAAACCGAAACGGGCATCGACTGAGGCGTCAAGCACCCCCCCCAATAACGAGATTATGACCGAACGGCCGGCCAGCCTGACGCCCTGCCAGCCTGAGGCCCAGCCTCGTCCGACCCGTCCTTTTGGCCAGCCGCCTTTTTTGGCGTTCTGGCGGGCCGCGATCGTCTTCCGGGCCGACGTCACCGACCCGCCGAGCCGACCGAGCGCGACGCGACATGAGGCGGCGACATCCGATTGACGCATACGCGCGAGACGTCACACGTGGGCGGATTCCGGCCGGCAAGTACCATCGGCTCGCGTGTGCGCGGCACCTGCGCGATCGCGAGGCCGAGGACTCGCGCGCGTTTCCGTTCCGCCTGGACCTCGCGCGGGTCGAGCGCTTCCTGCGGTTCGGTGAGCGGCTGAAACACTACAAGGGCGAGTGGGCCGGACAATTCATCCGGTGGGAACCGCATCAGCAGTTCCGCCTCGGCTCGATTGTCGGGTGGGTCCACGTCGAGACCGAGCTCCGTCGATTCCGGCACGCCTACAACGAGCTGCCGCGCAAGCAAGGCAAGTCGCTCGAAGACGCGGTGATGGCGCTCTATCTGACGTTCTTCGACGGAGAGCCAGGAGCCGAGGGCTACTGCGCGGCCACGAAGCGCGACCAGGCCAAGATCGTGTGGAGCGATTGCCGGCGGCTCGTGATGTCGAGCGGTCTGCGCTCGCGCATCAGTGTGTTGACGGTGAACCTGCACCGCGAGGAAACGGCGCAGAAGCTGGAGCCGCTGGGCGCGGATGAAGACTCGACGGATGGGCTGAACCCGCACTTCATCAGCCTGGACGAGCTGCACGCCTACAAAGATCGCGGGATGATCGACGTGCTCGAGACGGCGACGGGCGCGCGTCGGCAGCCGCTCGTCTTCAAGATCACGACGGCCGGCGACAATCCGGTGTCGCCCGGGGGCCAGGAACACGATTATGCGTGCCAGATTTTGGAACGCACGCTGGTGGACGAGACGTACTTCGCGTTCATTGCGCACGCCGACCCGGAGGACGATTGGACGACGGAAGCGACGGCGCGGAAAGCGAATCCCAATTACGGCGTATCGGTGAAGCCGGACGACCTGAAGAACAAAGTGATCAAGGCGCTCGGGATGCCAGGTGCGGCCGCCGCGTACAAACAGAAGCATCTGAACCTGTGGATCATGGCCAGCTCGCCCTGGTTGTCACTCGACGGCTGGCGACGTGGCCAGCACACCGATTGGACCTACGAAGACCTCGCGGGGGAGTCCTGTTACGTCGGCGTCGATCTGGCGGCGAAGAATGACCTGATGGCCTTGGTCGCGTTGTTTCCGCCGACGGAGCACCATGACACGTGGCGCACGCTCCGCTGGATGTGGACACCGGACGAGACGTTGGCCGAGCGTGGCCTGCGCGACCGTGCGCCCTATCCGCAGTGGGTCGAGGACGGGTGGTTGCGCACGGTGCCGGGCACCCGCATCGATCACCGGGTGATTCGCGAGACGCTGGTGTGGCTGCGCACGCACGCCACGATCGTGAAGGTGGGGTTCGATCCGTGGCACGCGGACCAGCTCGTGACGCAGTTGGTGCAGGACGACGGGTTCGCGGAGGACGAGATTCTCGAGGTGGCGCAGTCCTATCAGGCGATGTCGAGCGGGTGCTTGGCGCTCGAGGCGGCGGTGCTCGCCGGCCAGGTCGACGCGCAGGATGACCCGTTGATGCTGTATTGCGTGGGCAATGCCGTGGTGCAGCGCGACGGGAAGGACAACATCTATCCGGTGAAGAAAAAGAGTCGAGGGCGCATCGACCCGGTGATTGCCCTGGCGATTGCGTGGAACCTGATGCTCCGGGCGACGTCCGTGCCGCCGGCGGAAGACCCGGACCTCGTGGTAGTTTGGTGAGTCGTGGCGAACCTGGGCGACGTGAAGATTCCCATGCGGGACGTGATGCGAAAGGTGTCGCTGAGCGTGCACGTGACGGGCAGGAGGACGGCTCGGTGGCGCATGTGGATCGCGTGTCGGTTGATTCATCTCGCCGGCGTGGTGATGGGTGTCGGGCGGGTCGACGTCGACACGGCGCTCGTTCGCTGGCCTGACGACGACCAGGCTCGACATTAGATGACGCCAGATTTAGAATAGCGGCCCGGGATGAAGCGCACGGTGTCGATGGGCCGGCCTCGATTGGATGAGGACGACGAGTCGGTGAGTGCGCATGTCTGTGTCCCGTCCCGCCAGTACGACGAACTCTGCAGCGAAGCCAGGCACGAAGGCATCAGCGTTGCGGAAGTGATTCGTCGAGCGCTGCGCGCCCACACTAAAAAGTCAGAAAGTTGACGGCTCGCGAAGGTCGCCCCATTCTGCCGAGCGGTGGACTGGACGTGGTTGACCTGGTGGCGTCCGCCTAGTCTGCTGCGGACGGTCGTCGTCAATCTGAAATCTCCCGACATGGGTCTGCACGGCGTGCTGTGGTGCAGCCGTGGACGCTGGCTCGTGCTGCGGCGCGTGTCTGAGTGGAAACCGCAGGAAGGGCGTGCGGGTTCTCCGATGGACGGAGAGGTGCACGTCGATCGCGCGAACGTCGCCTTCATCCAGGTCTTTCCTGATGCCGATCGTTCGTAGTCTCGGCTCATTCCAACGAGTCGGTGACAAGCCGGCCGCGCGGAGCGTGAACAGTTACGCGACGGCGACGCACACGCCGTGGTCGGCCGCGAGTTACGCGGCGTTCTATCGGACACAACCGAACATTCGGATCTGCGTGGATTTCCTCGCACGAAACCTGGCGCAGCTCGGGTTGCACGTGTTTCGTCGCGTGTCGGACACGGACCGATTGCGTGCGCATGACCATCAGTTGCAGCAGACGATCAATCACCCGTTTCCGGGGGTCACCCGTTACAAGTTGTTCGAGAGTTTGATGCAGGACCTCGGGATCTACTTTTGCGCGTTCTGGTTGAAGGTGAAGGACCAGCGGACGGGTCGCCTCGGGTTACTGCGACTCCCGCCGGAGACCGTGGAAGTGTCGGGCTGGCTGCGGCCCGATGCGTTCTTCTGGTACGTGCCGGACAACAAGCCGCCGCGCGAGCTGGACCCATCGTCGGTGGTCTACTTTCACGGTTTCAATCCTGACGATCCGATCGGCGGCCTCTCACCGATCGAAACCTTGCGACAGACGCTGGCGGAAGAGTCGGCGGCGTCCGCATATCGGGCGGCGTACTGGACGAACGCGGCGCGGTTCGAGGGCATCATCGAACGGCCGGCGACGGCGAAGCCGTGGACGCCCGAGCAGAAGCAGGCGTTCCGCGAGCAGTGGCAGATGCGGTACTCGGGCGTCGCGAACGCGGGCATGACGCCGGTGCTCGACGAGGGCATGACGTTCCGGCCCGTTTCGCACTCGGCTCGAGAGTCGGAATACATCGGCGCGCGCAAGTTGTCGCGCGAGGAATGTGCGGCCGCGTATCACATTCCGCAGCCGATGGTGGGCATTCTCGACCACGCGACATTCTGTCTGCCGGGCGAGACCGAAGTGTTCACCGAGGAGGGCCCGCGGCCGATTTCAGAGGTTCGCCGTGGCGATCGCGTGTGGAGTTTGACCGAGGCCGGCGACTGGACGTTGAGTCTGGTGACGCGATCGGGGTGTACCGGCCAGGACGAGATCTTGCGCCTGCATACGGGCAACCGCACGCTGCGGCTCAATGGCCGGCATCGCGTGCTGGCCCGTCGCGCCGTCCTGCAGCCGGCGCCGGTCGTGGTGATGGCGGATGGGCACCGTCGCGCCCTCGGCCGGCCTCACAAGCAGTGGGTCACGCAGTATGTCCCGGCGGGCGAACTCCAGGTGGGGGACACCATCGTGGTGCTCCGTCAACTGCCGACCCTTGAGGAGGCGACCGTCCGGTTGCCCTCGGGACGGCTGGCCACGGAGGGATTCCTTGAACTCTGTGGGCTGCTGCTCGGCGATGGGAACGTGACCTGCGTCCACGGGGAGCCCGTGGGTCTCCAGATCGCGCGCGGCGAACACGCCCCGTACATGGCGGCGTATCGCCGCACGTTGCAGGATCTGCTTCTGCCGGATCAGCTCCCGGGTACTCGTGGCCCCGTGCATCTGATCGAAGGCGGCCGGCAGACGCGGGTGATGTCCGTTGCGGTGGGGCGTGAGTTCGATCGGCTGGGATTCAGCGGGACCGCGCGCACCAAGCGCGTGCCGGGCTGGATCTTCGGCTTGCCGGCGACGCATCGTCTCGCGCTGCTGCGCGGATTTCTCGATGCCGATGGCAGTTGCGATCGCCTGGGGCGATTGAGCTTCAGTTCGTGCAGTCGCCCGTTGCTCTCACAAATCTGGCATCTCTGCCTCAGTGTCGGGGTGCCCGTGACGAACCTGCGGGAGCAACGGGGGCAGACACGATTACCGACGGGCCGGATGGCCACGTTCTCTCAGTGGAACTTCACCTGCTCGGATCCGGGCGCGAATCGGCGGATCGGGTCACATACGCCCGAGTATCAACGCCGGATGGCGGCGGGCCAGCCCTTCGCCCGCAAAGGCAGCCGCTATCCGTGGCAGGGGGGCCGCGGATTCGCGAGTGAGACGACGCAACTCTCCGCCATTGTGCGGATCGATCACCAGGCGCGTCAGGAACTCGTGTATGACTTGACCGTGGACGGCACGCATTCCTTCATTGCGGAAGGCGTCGTCGTCCACAACTCCAACGTCAAGGAACAGCATAAGCAGCTCTACCAGGATTCGCTCGGGCCGTGGTGTGCCTGGATCTCGGAAGAGATCGAGCTGCAGGTGCTCAGTGAGTTCGCGGACCAGGACGGCATCTACACCGAGTTCAACATTGCGGAGAAGATGAAAGGTTCGTTCGAGG